GGCGAAGCTGACGGATAGGCAAAAGAAACAGATAATTGCAGAATCGGTGGAAGGTTCCAGCCTGCGTGCTTTGGGGGCCAAATATGGGGTTTCACCTACCACTATTCGGCGGGTGTTGCTGCATAACCCAGAATTTAAACAAAAGGTTACGCAAAAAAAGCAGGAGAACACCGCCAGCGTGTTGGCGTTTATGGAAAGCCAGAAGCAGGACGTTTGCAAGGTGATTGATAACCTGCTGCACGCGATAAACGACCCAGAGAAGATGGCAGCCGCGCCGTTAAATCAGCTGGCAACGGCGATGGGCATTGTGATTGATAAATACACGGCGGGCGAGGCCCCTAAGGCGGCTGACGAGCGGCAGAACAATCTGTTGGCGGCGATAGAGGGCTGGCAGGAGGAGGCTTTTGATGATTTACCAGAAATTCAGCAGGCGGCAGCAGCTGACCCTGAAATGGTGGAAACTGCCGAGCTTTCAGGCTAAGGACGGGCTGATTTGCGATGGCTCCATTCGCTCCGGCAAAACAATCTCAATGGCGATTGGCTTTATCCTGTGGAGTATGAACACGTTCGACGGGCAGGCCTTTGCTATTTGCGGCCGCTCTATCGGGGCGCTGCGCCGCAACGTGATTGTCAATCTGCCGCTTTGGCTGGAGGGCCTGTTTGAGGTGGTGGAACGCCGGGGCGAAAACAAGCTGATTATCAGCCTGGGAGGGCGCAGCAACACCTATTATCTGTTTGGCGGGCGCGACGAAAGCAGCTACACCCTGATTCAGGGCGTGACGTTGGCCGGGGTGCTGTTCGACGAGGTGGCCTTGCAGCCGCGCTCTTTTGTGGAGCAGGCGTTGGCCCGCTGTTCGGTTGCCGGCTCCAAATTTTGGTTCAACTGCAACCCGGAAAATCCGCTGCACTGGTTTTATCAGGAGTGGATTTGCCGAGCTAAAAAGCACAATGTAATTTATCTACACTTCACAATGGACGACAATTTAAGCCTGGACGTTGCGGTGCGCGCTCGCTATGAGAGCATGTACAGCGGCGTTTTTTATGACCGTTATATCCGCGGCCTTTGGCGGACGGCCGACGGGGTTATTTACGATTGTTTCAGCAGTACGGAAAACGTTTACCGCGAGCTGGAGCGGCCAATCGGGCTTTACAGCACGGCGGAGCGTTTCATCGCCTGCGATTACGGCACCGCCAACCCGACGCGCTTTTTGGACGTTTGGGACGACGGCAACGCCCTTTGGGTGGACGGCGAATATGACTGGGACAGCCGCCGGGAGCAACGCCAGAAAACCGACCAGGAATATGTGGAGGATTTGCTGGCTTTTATGGGCGAGCGGCAATGCGCGGTGATTGTGGACCCCTCTGCCGCTTCTTTCATTGCGGCCTTGCGCGGCCGGGGCGTTTACGTTTTGCCGGCGGACAACACGGTGACGGACGGTATCCGCAAAACGGCCTCGCTGATTGCTCAGCGGCGATTAAAGGTGCGGGCTGATTGCAGGGCCCTGCTGCGGGAAATGAGCGTGTACTGCTGGGATAAAAAGGCGGCCCAGCGCGGCGATGAGCAGCCGTTGAAAGAAAATGACCACTCTCTGGACGCGTTGCGCTATATGGTGAATTATCTGCCGGAATGGAGGATTGGCTGATGGGAAAACGAAAAAATAAGGCGCGGGCCGTGCAGGACGTTGCGGCGCAGGCAAGCCCCAAGGCGGCTGTGTCTGTGTTCGATAGCTTCAGCAATCCGCTGTTTCAGCTGGGCTGGGGCAGCCAGAGCCCTCTGGAGGCCACGGAATATCCTTTAACGCGCCTGACGGATAATTATGCGCTGATGAACTCGCTGTATCGGGATAATTGGCTGGTTCAGAATGTGGTGGAGCTTATCCCGGAGGAGTGTTTGAAAAAGGGCTTTGAGCTGACGGGCAGCCTGACCCCAGAGCAGCGGCGGGAGTTTGACCGGCTGCGGCGCAAAACAGCGCTGACCGACCGCCTGCGCGAGGGCCTTTGCTGGGGCCGGCTTTACGGCGGCGCGGCCGGGCTGATACTCATCAAGGGGCAATACGACCGCTTGAGCGAGCCGTTGGATTTGGCGGCGGTGCTGCCGGGCAGTTTTGAGGGGCTTTATATTCTGGACCGTTGGCTGGGCGTAACCCCGGAGCTGGGCCTCACGCTGGAGGCGGGCCGCCCTACGCCGGAGTTTTACAGCATAGACACGCAGGAGGGGCTGCGAGTGGCCAAGGTTCACCACAGCCGGATTATCCGCTTCACCGGGCGGGAGCTGCCGGCCCTGGAGCGATATGCCGAATTGTTTTGGGGAGCTTCCGAGGTGGAGAGCCTATACAAGGAGGTGGTGGCCCACGACAATGTAAGCGCCAATATGGCCGGGCTAACTTTCCGGGCTAATATCAACACGATGGAGGTTGCCAACCTGGAGCAGCTTTTCGGGCTGGGCGGCGCAGAGGCGCAGCGGCGGTTTTGGCGCACTATGCAGGCTCAGGCGGTTATGCGCAGCAACTTTGGCACTCAGCTGGTGAACAAGGGCGACCGCATTGAGAACACCCAATACACATTCACCGGCCTGAAAGACGTGTTTGACAGCATGTGCTTAAATCTGTGCGGCTGTTCGCATATTCCGGCGGCCAAGCTGTTTGGCCGGGAGCCGGCCGGGCTGAACGCCAGCGGCAAAAGCGATCTACAAAATTATTACGACTATGTGGAGTCTCAGCGGGAGGCCAAGCTGCGCCCGGCTTTGGAAAAGCTGCTGCCGGTGCTGGCGATGAGCTGCTGGGGCTTTGTGCCGGCGGATATTGGGGTGAGCTTTCCGCCATTGTGGACGCCCACCGCCAAGGAGCTGGCCGAGATTGCCGAGAAAAAGGCGGCGGCTATCCGGGATTGCTTTCAGGTGGGGTTGCTGGCTGCGGACACGGCCCAGCGGGAGCTGAAAAAGCTGGCTGGTGAATGTGGGCTGTTTGACTGCATAACCGATGAGGAAATCAGCGCCAACGCCGGCAAAAGCTGGCAGGAGCTAAACACCCTGCGTGACCCGCTTTTGGGGCTTGAATGATGGCGGGCGATAAGCACGATAATCCGTTTTTGGTTAAGCTGATTGCTTTGTATCTGCAAGCGGAAACGGATATTATAAACGAGTTGGTGCGCTTGCGTTCCCAAGGTTTGGTGGATTATCACGCGGAGGCTGCTTTGCAGCGAGTGCAGCGGATTTTGGACAAAATGCAGTCGGAAAGCTTTGTTTACATCCCTCAAATGGTTGAGTGGGAGTTTTACGTACATCATCCAGAGGCTAGGCGCGTGCCGGAGGCAGTGGCTAAGCACCAGGCCGGCTATTATAACGCTTTGAGTATTGGGCAGGCGGCGATTGCTGACCAGCTTGCCGCAAACGCTCAGGCGGAGGTTTGGCAAGCGAGTCACACGGTGCGGCAGACGTTGGAAAGCGCGCTAATAGGGCGCCGGGAGCCGGACGCTTTTGCTCAGATTGGCCGGCAGATGGTTGCTTACAATCAGGTGCGCGGGCTTAATTCCTTTCAAAGCGTGGGTGATTTTGTGGCTGCTTTGCAGCAGCAGGGAATTACCGCTTTTGTGGATAAGGCAGGCCGCCGTTGGAGTTTGCACGCCTACTGCTCAATGGCGATGCGCACCACCCGCCGGCAGGCGGAGGTTTTGGCTGTGCTGACTGCCGACCCGGAGCAGGATTTATACAAAATCAGCAGCCACAGCACTACCTGCCCCTTGTGCGCGCCATATGAGGGCCGGGTTTACAGCCGCAGCGGTACCGACCCGGATTTTCCGCCGTTGGCCGCCGCCTTTGGCAAGGTTGATCCTGCCGGCCCGGACGATTTGAGCAACAGCTGGCTGAATATCCACCCCAACTGCCTGCATGTCCTGCTGCCCTGGACGGACGCGGGAATGACGGAGCAGGAAATTGCCGAGCTGAAGCGGAAATCTAGCTTTGCCACCAACCCGCCGGATGTTGACCCGCGCACGGAAAAGCAGCGGCGGCTTTACCGAGAGCAGCAGCGGGCCCGGCAGCGGGAGCTTGATACATACAAGCAATGGGAACGTTATCGGCTGGCTCTGGGGGATAAGGTTCCTAAACGTTGGGAAACGTTTGTCCGGCATAAAAAAGCCAATGATCAGGTTTACAAAAAATGGCTGCAAGAGTATAAAAAAAGGGTTTACTTACAACAACAGTTGGATTATAATATAAATGGCGAACAGCTTTTTATCCCGGCAGGAGCCAGGTTTGAAACTGTGCGAACGATTGCCGGTCAGGGAAGCAAAACTTTAATTCGGGTTGAGGAGGATTTGATAAAAGCTTATGGCGGTTCGCCCGGCGAATGGAAAAAGAGAGTTGGCAAAATCGAAAGTGCAAAATATATTTTTGACGTGCACTGGTATGAATTAAATGGCGTTCAATATAGGGTTAAAATGAAGTATCGAAAGGAGAAATAAGATGAGCGAGAAAAAATATTATGTTCCACCGCCGCCTTTGAATAAACCGGAAAAGACAATGAAGCTGCGCTATGTTGGCGAAAGCTTTGGAGTTGATGAATTAACTAATGGCAAAGTTTACGAGGCCTGGCCTGATGGAGATATGCTGCGAGTGATTGACGACAGCGGCGAGGATTATTTATATTCGCCAAACCGTCCAGCTCCGCCAGACGGCAGCGGCCCTGGCGGTCGCTGGGAGATTGTGGAAGAATAAATTGAGTTTAAGCAACTGCTTTTTTAGGTGGTTGCTTTTTCTATACCCAAAAATCGGAGGAATGACAATGCTTTGTTATTACGGAAACAAAATCAGTCCGCACATAACCAAAACGCCGGAGGGCTTTTTGATTTGCCACGATGTGCCGCTGGCCCGCCTGGGGCCAATGCAGTATCGGGCGGCGGAATTGAGTCTGCCAGGGAACCCGGAGCAGATTGTCACTGTCAATCGCTATGCGGAGGACGTTTTTGCCCCGGCGGCCATTGCCAGCTTTGAGGGCAAGGACGTGACGGCTGGTCACCCACCGGAAAATCTGACGGCCGAGACCTGGGCGGCTTATGCCAGGGGGCACGTGGAGAACGTGCGGCGGCAGGAGGATTTTTTGGTGGGAGATTTGATTATCAAGGATAGCCAACTGGCCAACGAGGTGCAAAGCGGCGCGGTGCGGGAGGTTTCCGCTGGTTACACCGCCGAGTTTTTGCCGGATGGCGATTGTTTGAAGCAAACCAATATCAGAGGCAATCACGTGGCGGTGGTGCCAAGGGGCAGGGCTGGCCACGATGTTGCAATAAAAGACGCTGCGCCAAGCGCGGAGAAAGAGAGGGAGAAAATGAGCAAATTGACGGAAGCCTGGCTGAACCTGTTTGGCCGGGCGGCAAAGGAAATGGAGGGGCCGGAGCTGCAACAGCTTTCCGCCCACGCGGCCACGGTGCTGGACGCAGAGGCAACGCCGGCGGCGGACGAGGTTGATTACAAGGAACAGAAAGGCGTTGATTTGGGTAGCAAATTGGATAAGCTGCTGGAGCGGCTGGCTGAAATGGAGAAGAAGCTGGACGGTTTGGCAAAGCCGGAGGTGAAAGACGCTACGCCGGTTGATGAAGCGGCCATTGATAAAAAGCTGGAGGCTCTGACGGCTGATAGCGCGGCAGTGGTGGAGGCTGGTGACGCGGGCCTTGCCAGCGGCACTGTTTCCAAGGATAGTGCGGTGGCTTTTCTGCGGGCAATGCGCCCGGCGGTGGCCGCTATTGAGGACGCGGCGGTGAAAGCGGCCGTGGCCGATGCGGTTTTGCAGGCGGTGCAGGCCGATGACAAACCTTTGCAGCAGATTATGGATGCGGTGCAGGGTAAAGCCCAGGCGGCGCAGACGGTGGCCGCCCGCGATATGAACACGGTTTGTGCGGAGCAGCAAAATGCTTACGACGCGCTGAATCCACACCGGAAAAATTAAGATGTGAGGACTAAGGAGGTAATGAAAATGAGTTTGAATCCCCAAGTGATTGGCAAAACAATGCCGCACGGTTACGCCGGCGTTTACGCCCGGCAGCCGGATATGATTGTGAACACCAGGCCGGCAGGCGAGGCCGTTCTGTTTGGCCAGGCTTTGGTTTACAACGCTAATGGGCAGGTTGCGCTGCCAACAGCGGGAGCAAAAGCCACAGATTTTGTGGGCGTGGCGGCGGCGGAGGTTAAGTCCGCTCTGAATTATCTGACCCAAAGTGCGGGCGGTTACGCGGCTGACGAGCCGGTTTCCGTGTTTCAGCGTGGTGCGATTAATGTGAAATGCCAAAACGGCACAGCTGCCTTGGGCGGCGCGGTGTATCTGCGGCTGGCGGCTAATGATACCCTGCCAAATGCAGTTATCGGCGGCTTTGAGGCTGCCGCGGACAGTACGGCGGGCAACAGCATTTTGCTGCCCAACTGTGAATGGGCCGGGCCCGCCGACGCTAACGGCATTGCAGAAATGCGGATTAAAACTATTAACCGTGCTTAATAAGGAGGAATGACAAACTATGACAAGTTATCAGAATATGGGCAAGTTTGACGGCGGCATCTTCGGTGGTGGGGCAATTCCTGGCGGAGCTTTACCGGTTATGGATGAGGCGGGCATTGCTTCCGGCCAAGCCTTTTTGGTATCGGAGCTGGAAAAGCGCGACCCGCTTATCCGCAAGCCTTTGAGCAGCATTACTTACCCGCGGGATATTCCGGTTTCAGTGGGCGGCGGCTGGGTGGATTACACATCCGCCCTGGCGGTGAGCTATGGCATTGCCGGCGGCTCTGGCAGCGGGCCGATTACGGCGGGCGGGGCCAACGGCCTGCCTATTGTGCAGGCCAACACGGAAAAGGGGCTTTACAAAGCGCATATCTTTGCCGCGGCTCTGCGGGTGATGTTCCAGGATATGCAGCGGGCCAATTATATCGGCCGCAGCCTGGACCAGCTTTTGCAGGACGGCGTGCGCCTGGCTTACGATAAGCATATGGATGAGAACGTTTACCGGGGCTTTGCAGTTTACGGCACCAGCGGCCTTTTGAATAACCCAGACGCGGTGCAAACCACAGTGGCGAGCAACGGCGCGGCTACGCCCAGCACTAAATTTGCGGATAAAACGCCGGAGCAAATTTTGCGGGATGTCAACAGCGCGCTGCTGGCCGTTTGGGCGGCCAATGAATATGACCGCGAGGCTATCCCGAACCACATTCTGCTGCCTTATGAGCAGTATTCCTACATTCTGGAAACTCCGGTGACGGAGCTGGCCACCGAAACCATTTTGGATTACATCTTGAAAAATAACGTGGCGGCCAAAGAGGGCGGCGGCCTTTATATCGGCGGCACGGCCTGGGCCAAAGGCGCAGGGGCTGGCGGCACCGATCGGATGACGGTTTACGTCAACCACGAGCGGTTTTTGAAAGTGGAGGAGCTGGTGCCCTTAATGCGGGCGATGAGCCAACCCAACGCGGCCAACTTCTGCTACGATACGGCCTATGCGGCCAATATCTCCGAGGTGGAAGTTTTCTATCCGTCGGCGATTGCCTATTTTGACGGGATTTAAGGAGGAACAAAAATGTTGGTATATAGCAAGGTGAATGTGATTATCCCCTCTAACGACGGGCGGCAGAAAATCCGGTTGAACCGGGGCGATGTGGCCGAGGTGCCAAAATGGGCCGCGGCCACTAAATATTTTAAGCTGTTGCAAGCGGACGGCCAGCTGGTGACAACTAGCAAGACCACCGTGGATAAAGACGCACAGCAGGCGGAGGATAAAAAGCCGGGTCAAGAGCCGCCCAAAGATGAGGGCCAGCCGAAATGAAGCCGCAGTTTTGGGGCGTGAGGGCGGCTGCGGCCAATATCGCTGATGGCAGCCGGGGGCAATATACTGCGGAAATGTTTCAGGCCGATTTTCCCCAGTTTTACAGCAAGGCGACAGAGGAGGCCCCGGCAGCTTCGCTGGTGCCGTCGGCTCAGCTGGCTATGTTCATAGCCGAGGCCAACGGGGCTATATCCCCGGAGCGGTGGGGCGAGGGCTGGCGTTATGCCGCGGGCTTATACGTGGCGCACCAGGTCAGCTTGTTTTTGCGCACCTATGCCGAGAGCAGCGACAGCCCGGCCCAGGCGGCACAAAGCGGCGCGCTGGTGGGGCAGGTTAAGGCGGCTAAGCTGGGCAACGCCTCCATAACCTATGATACCAGCGCCATCACCGCCGCCACTGAGAGCTGGGGCGACTTAAACGCCACTCAGTACGGCCAAATGCTGGCCACCAGGGCCCGGCTGATTGGAATGGGCGGAAGTTATGTTATTTGAGGGAGGTGCAGGCGATGAATTGGGCGGATTGGTACACCGACCGGGCGGACGTTTGGCGCGTGGTGGCCGAGAGCAGCGGCGCGCTGACCCGGCAGGTGCGCAAGCAGTTGCAAGCGGACGTTCCCTGCCGGATTTTTCAGGAGGCGGAAAAACCGCTTAATATGACCGGGCAGGCGGCGGAGGTTCAGCAGGCCAGCAGTCTGGCTTGCGCTAACGAGGTGGATATTCGCCCCGGCGATGAGCTGATTATTCATCCCGGCGGCGGGCTGGGCAGGGCGGCTTTTGCGCTGCGGGCCTTTGCTGGCGAGCCGCAATATTTCTTTGAACCGTTTGGGGCGGTTATCCCCGGCCTGGCTCATCAGGAAATCAGGCTTTTGCAGCAGGAAAGGGTGGATTAAATGAGTGAAACAATAACGCTGGCCCAGCTGGAGAAGAAGTTGCAGCAGTTGCAGGCGGATCTGCCCCGGATTTTGCAGCGGACGGCCAAATTGGCGACGATGAAAGCGGTGGAGGTGGCCGCCGAGGCCACGCCGCCTAAAGCAGGCACTGGCCGGGGCGGCTATATCGGCAAAAATATGCTGACAGGCGAACTTTCAGCAGCCTGGAACAAAGACAGCATAAAAGAGCCAATAAAGGTGGGTAACAGCTATATTACGATTCTGGGCAATAATCAGTCCTATGCTTCATTCGTGGAAAATGGCCACGTGCTGAATAAGCATTTTGTACCGGGTTTGTATATTGACAAAGCCAAGGGTGTGTTGGCCCGTGAAACTGACCCAGAAAAGAAAGTAGGTTTGGTTGTCGGTACAAAAACCCGTTGGGTTAAGGGCGAGTTTATGGCTGAAAAGGGCAAGCGGGCCTACCAGAAAGCGATTGAGAGCCTTTTGCGCAAGGAGATTGAGAGGGCAATGCGATGAAGTTCAGCACCGCTCAGCTGGCGCAATCGCTGGCGGATTATCTGGCTCCCTATTTTCCCGGCGTGCATTTTTACGAGGACCCCAACCAGCAGGGCAGTAAGCCGCCCTGTATGTTTTTGCAGCAGCGGGGCGGAGAAATCAAGCTGCGGCAGGCAGGCCGCTGGCTGAGCACTATCCGTTTGGGATTAGTTTATCTGGAGCAGTTTAACCGCCCTGATTTACAGCAGCTTTATAATGCGGCGGCAGAAACGCTGGACGAGGTTATGGAGCTTTTTCCTTACGTGAACGACGGGGAGAGCGCTTTGCTCAGAACTTACAATCGGGATTATACGGTGGAGCCAGACGCCCTGCATTACAAATTTGATTTGCAAGTTTGGGTGAAGCGGCAAAATCCGCTGTGGCCGGATGAGCCTGCGCCTTATATGCAGCATTTAGCGCAAAATATGGATGTTTTTGAAATGGAGATATGAGAGGAGTTAAATTAATGAGTGGTGGAACTTGGACGACCCAAAACAAAGTTTTGCCCGGCGTGTATATCCGCTTTAAGAGCGCGGCCGGCGCGGGGCTGACGGTGAGCGACCGGGGCACGGTGGCGATTTGCGAACCGCTTTCCTGGGGGCCGCAGGCAGTGGTGCAGACTGTTGAGGCTGGCGCAGACTGGGCGCCGTTTACGGGATATGCCGGGGCGGCGCCGCAAAACCGCTTTTTGCAGGAGATTTTCAAAGGCAGCAACCGCACGGCTGCGCCCAAAAAAGTGTTGCTGTATCGCCCAGCGGCCGCGGAGAACGCGACAGCAGCGGCGACAATCGGCGATTTGACGGCCACGGCCCTTTATCCTGGGGCTAGGGGCAACGACATCAGCGTTATTGTGGTGGATAATGAGGATGATAGCTTCACCGTGCAAACAGTGGTGGACGCGGAGATTGTGGATGAGCAGAACGTGGCCACAATGGCGGAGCTGCAAGCCAATGCCTGGGTTAAATTCAGCGGCGAGGGAGCTTTCACGGCAACCACCGGCCAGGTTTTGACCGGCGGGGCGGACGGCACGGTGAGCGCCCCGGCTTACGCTACATTCTTAACGGCGATTGAGCCTTACCAGTTTGATATTTTGATTTACGACGGTACGGACGTGAACGTGGCTAATTCTATGGTGGCGTTTGTTAAGCGGATTGCCGAGGAAAACGGTCAGTACGCTCAGTTGGTGGCGGCTAATCTAAACAAGCCGGATAGTCGTTTTGTTATCAATGTGGCCAGCGGCGTGACGCTGGACGACGGAACCGAGCTTTCCGCCGCGCAGGCCTGCTGGTGGGTTGGCGGCGCGGAGGCCGGGGCCAAATATAACGAAGGGCTAACTAATGCCGTTTATCCAAACGCCGTTAGTGCGGCTCCTTTGCGTACTAATAGTGAAAATGCGGCCTTGTTGAATGCTGGGCGTGTTGGTCTTTTTGCAGACAACGGCGTGGTGCGAATAGTGCAGGATATTAATAGCCTGGTTACTTACACACCGGATATTGGCAAGGTTTATCACAAAAACCGGGTAATCCGCCTTTGCAACACCATCGCCAATGATATTTACGCCCAGTTTATGCAAAATTTTATTGGTATTGTCAATAACAATGCGGCCGGGCGTTCCCGCTTTAAGGCGGCCATTGTTGGCTATCTGCTGGATATTCAGGGGGCCGAGGGGATTCAGAATTTCAGCCCGGACGACGTGGAGGTGCTGCCGGGCGCGGAGCCGGACGCGGTGCTGATTAACCTGGCTATCCAGGCGGTTGACGCAGCCGAAAAAATTTATATGACGATTACGGTAGCCTAGGGGGGAGGTGCGAAAAATGGCTTATTTGCTGGCAAAGGACACGGTGAACGGATCGGAGGGCCGTGTTTATATTAATCAGGGCGGCCGTTCCGTTGAGGTGGCCGGAATGCGCAACATTCGGGCAGACGCGGAAATTCAAAGCCAGGATATGCGAGTTATTGGCACTCGGACTATTCAGGGTAAAAAGAATGGCGTAAAGCTTACTGGTAAGGGCAATATTTATTATGGCTCCAATATTTTCACGGATATGGTGTTGCAATATATTAACACCGGCCAAATGCCGGATTTTGATATTCAAATTACCAATCAGGACCCCACAACCACCATTGGTAATCAGGTTATGGCTTATTATGGCTGTACCCTTACCGGCACCATTCCGCTTTCGATTTTGAATGACGAGGAAACAATGTTGAACTATGATTTTGAATTTGCTTACACCAGAGTGGCTAGGCTGGAAGCTTTTAAGAGCCCAGCCCAGTTAGGTAATTAAGGAGGGTTAATGATGAGTAGATTATCTGCATTTTTGCACCCGGAGACGGTGCAGGAAACTAAAGAGGTTGTTATTTCTCAGCGTTTCAAGGATAAGGACGAAAAAGTGGTTCCGTTCACCATCAAGGCTTTGTCCCAGGCGGAAAATGAGGCCATCAGCAAACGCTGTCAACAGAAAAGTAGGGGTAAAGATGAAATTGACAATATTGAGTACACCCAGCGAATTGTGGTTGCCGGCACGGTGGAGCCCAATTTTGCCGATAAGGAGCTGCTGGCCGCTTTTGGCCCCAGTCCGGAAACGCCGCTGTTAAATCCGCTGGAGCTGCCGGGAATTATGCTGAGGGCTGGGGAATATGCCCGGCTGGTTAAGGAGATTATGCAGCTTTCTGGCTTTGACGAGGATTTGGCGGCGCTGGCAAAAAACTAATTGAGGGGCCGGAGCCGGATCCGGAAACCATTGCGGCTTATTATTGCTTTGTTAATTTGGGTTGGAAGCCGTCCGAATATGCCGAGCTGCCGCTGCGGGAGCGGATTTTGGTGACGGCCTTTATTGATAAGGAGCTGCGCAGCCGGGATAAAGACCAGGGAGGTGTGAATTAATGGCGGTGGTTAGAGAAGAACTGCGGCTGGTAGATTATTTTTCCGGCCCGCTTATTTCCTATGCCCAGGGAGTGCGGACGGCCAGGCAGGGCACCGCAGCCTTGCAGACTGCAGCGCAGCAGCTGACGGCGGCGCAGAGGGCAGGAACCGCGGCCGCTCAGGCCGGGGCCAGAGTGCAGGGCCAGTTGGCCGGAGTGCAGAGGCAGCAGGCCGCGGCGGCCAGAGTGGGAGCCAACGCTGGTCAGCAGGCAGCCAATGCCGGCAGAAGCGCGGCCGGAGCCGCTCAGCAACAACTTGGCGCAACTAGAAGTAATACAGCGGCGTTGCAAGCTAATACGGCAATCATTCAAGCCAACACTGCCGCAGCTGGGCAACAAACGGCGGCAGTGCAGGCTAACACCACGGCAGCTGGGGCAAATACGGTCACTCTGGGCGCTAATACAACTGCTACGGGAGCTAATACTGCCGCTATTATTGCACAGACTGTGGCAATACACAGCCAAACTGACGCGCTGCGTGCTATTTCCTCCGCTTTAGCTCAGCATAACCGTATGCAAACCCAGGCCCGGATTGCCGCGGAGATTGCCACAGCGGAAATGCGGCGGCAGCAGGGGCAGATGAACTCCAGCCGGGCCAGTGCAGATGGGCTGGCTTCGTCATTGCGGAGATTAGCCGGAACTTATCTTAGTTTTCGGGGCATTGTAGGAATTGGACGCTTGTCTGATGAAGTGGCCAGCAGCCAGGCCCGGCTTAGTCTGATGAACGATGGCCTGCAAACTACAGAAAAGTTGCAGGAGATGATTTATCAGGCGGCCAACCGGGCCGGCGGCTCTTATTTGGATATGACGGCCACGGTTTCCAAGCTGGGCATTTTGGCTGGCCAGGCTTTTGACAGCACCAAGGAGCTGGTGGCCTTTACGGAGCTTTTGAACAAAAACTTTGTGGTGGGCGGCGCGGCGGCGCAGGAGCAATCGGCGGCAATGTATCAGCTGACGCAGGCAATGGCTTCCGGCAGGCTGCAAGGCGACGAATACCGTTCCATTATTGAAAACGCGCCGCTGCTGGCGCAATCCATTGAGGATTATATGCGCAATGTGCAAAAAGCTGAGGGTTCAATGAAAGACTGGGCCTCGCAAGGCTTGTTGACCTCGGAAGTTATCAAGGCGGCGATGTTCAACTCCGCCGACGAGGTGGAGGCGCGTTATGCCAGTATGCCGAAAACCTGGGGGCAAACCTGGCAGTTGGCCCAGAATATTGCTATCAAAACGTTTCAGCCGCTTTTGCAGATTGTGGGAGCGGCGGCTGGCTTTGTCAGCGAGCATATTGAAGCTTTTATCGGCGCGTTTTACGGTTTGGCGGCAGCGGTTACAGGTTATTATATAGCCCAAGGAATTGCCACGATTGCCGCCAAGGGTTTTATTGCCACGCTTATGGAAAGCCCTCTGCTGCCAATAGCGGCTCTTTTTATGGTGATTGGGGCGGCGATAAACGTTTTTATTAGCCGGTGCGGCGGTGCAAAAGCGGCTTGGCTGACCTTTGTTGACGCTGCTTTAACTTTTGGGGAAAATTTCAAAATAGGAATTGTAAATGTTTTTTATCAGGTTATGAATTGGTTGGACGAAACCGGTTTGCATGTTGCTACTATGACAACTAATATTAGCAACAGCTTTGGCGATTTGAAAGCTAATGTGTTGAAGCATTTGCAGGATTTGGTAAACTGTGGAATTGGCTATGTAAATCGTTTTATCAGCGTTTTGAACAAAATTCCCGGCGTTAATATTGCACCGGTGAAGGCTGCTAGTTTTGGCGACAAGTATGCTGCAAATAATGCTGCCACAAAAACAGCGCGTAATGCTGCTTTGGCTAATCAGGCCACCCAGGTGGCGGCCAATTTTGCCAGCAGGGCAGGCAAGGTGTCTGCAATGGAATTGGCAAGAGATATGGCTCATGCGTCCCGCTTAACTGAGATTGAAAAATCCCGCAGTGCAGGCGAGGCTA